AAAGAATTTGCCAAGTCCGATGAGGTTTCAGTTCGTGTTGGTCTAACTCCGTTGGTTACATCCCCCAACCCCCAAAAGTTTACATATGCTGGCATTGGCATCATTTGGAACTTGTTGTCGGCAATAATTTTACTGACAAAATCAATCACACGGGTATTCATGGTTGTCGTACCCGAGAAAAATTCTTTCAATTTTATAATATCAACCAAAACCACATCTCCGATATCTCTGTTTGCTCTATCTAAGAAAAGAACGTCTTGGAATAGAGGTCTATTTTGGAAGTCGGCCCCCGCAATCCATTTATCGTTAAAAGCTTTGAACGATTCCCATAAATCGAGTTTTGAGGTATCTCCATCCAATGCTGAGAGGATTGGCTTGTCGTTTGTTTGTTCAACATTTGGTAATTGTTTTTGTAAGGAGAAAAACAATTGGGTCAATATCTCACTTACAAATTCATCACCATTTTGGTAATAGGTATTAATATCGGTGGTGAATGTCGCTCCACTATATTGACCTTGATTTTTCAACTTTTGGGTTGCAAAAATCTTAATCATCGGAGCAAAGGTTTTTACATTGTCTTCAGTAAATGCCATGTTAACCGCGGGGAAAAAGTCTGTAATGTAAGAACTTGTTCCAACATAATCCATTTCAGGAATTGTTGAGAATCCAACCCATTGATACAGAGCGTTCCATGCGTCAGGGAAACTTGCCTGTGATTGGGCGAATGTAATATTCCCTCCTGGTCCTGGTAGTGTATTTTGAATATATGGTTGCCATGTGTAACCATCAAAAACTTTATTTGTTTCATTTGATGTGAAACTACCGAAAAGTTTCCTGTTGAAGTTACTTGGATTTCCGTATCTAAAGACAACATTATACTCCAATAAAGTTTGAATTACAGAACCAACTTTGAGTGTTTGAGCATTTCCTGCTTTGATTACATAATCGTTGTAATTTAGTTGACGGTCGATGACATCAACAGATAATATTTCTGTCAATAAACTTTGGAAATTTCTGTTGGTGACAACCACACCATCCATATCATCGACGGACAGAGTGTTCAAAGGTCTACAAAAATCTAAGAATCTTTCCTCAAATAAGTCTAAAATTTCTTTCTTGAAAACTCCGAAGATTTCTTCGATTGTGTCGTAGTTATTTTCCAAAGAAAATGCGTCTTTGGAAAATGAATCGGGACTAAAGTTTTTGAAATATTGATTGTAATCAGGCTTGGTAATGCTTGGGAGTTCAAAATAACCAAAGTTGGGGGCTTGCCAAAAAGTTCTTGCTGAACCATCATATACTGCCGTGTTACCAAACACCTCTTGGTATTTTGTGTTTGCCGAAAAACATTCAGCGTAGACTTGGTTATAACTTGAACCAAAACTCGGGAATAGAATTGTTTGTTGTTTTAAGCTTGATGGGAACTTGGCAGAATTGTCAGTGTCATACGAAGCGTACCAAGTATTGAAAGATAAGTTTCTAAGAATATTTTGTGGGTCATATCCTAATGGTAAATTGATATTGGCCGAATCAATTGTTCCAACGTTCATTCCTTCGTCTATCGCATTTTGTATTTCAGCGTCAGTATATTGACTGAACAAATCTTGTCCCGTCATCATGTAATAAATGTTATTTATAACTTTTGGGTAAAACCCAACATTCATATATGATGATGTAATGTTAATAGGACCCAAAGATGTTGTAGAATCATCCTCTAAAACTAACTTAATTGAACTATTTTTTTGGTCTGTAAAAGAATAGACTTTGGTAACATCCAATGTCGTTGGGTCATACAAATCCACATAGTTGATATTATTCCAAACTGGGTTCAAAATGTCCACACCCGTCGTAATCTGTGTTTTGTATCTGTACCAAATGGCTCCGTATTTAAGAATCCACGCATAGGGTAATTTGTGAACCCCACCAAACTTAGTAAATGTTGAAAACATGTAATCCAACTCAGTTACAGATGAGTTTTGGATGGTTTTGTATTTTTCCCTTAAGGTAGTTAAAGGAAGTGAGTTAAGGAAAAGGTATGCTGAAGTAACAAAAGGATTTGCTGAACCGTTTCTTTGGTTGTCAATATCCTGCATTAACGCATTTAAGAATACTGGGGTATTCAACATTGAAGTGGTTTGGTCCGCACTTACCCTTCCTGTTTTATTTTCATAAAACAAGTTTCCTTCGGTGGGTAAATAATTTCTTTGAATTATTCGGTCAGTATAGAATGCTGATAAGTTTACCGTCTGTCCATTTGAGTTTGTCAAATTCGGACTTTCTATGTTGAATCCGTTTGTATATGGTTTGTTAACACCTGATAATCCATTCTGAGCTGTACGATTACCAGTATTCAAACTAGTTTCTATTGCACTGTTCAACAAGGAATCATAACTTTCGTCAGTTTGGAAATTACATATAAACCGATTCGACTCATTCAGGAACAAACTTTGAGTTGTATTGTAGACATTAGTAGATAATTTATACCCTGACAAATTTTGGGAATTCCATGTGGTGTCAGTAAAAGGATAAAGGTCAGTAATGTCTGTAGTTGTTGATGTCGAGGATTTGATATATTCTGAAATCTTTGTCAACGACTCAGTCTGCTGGTTTGTGTTTAATGCCGAGTTTTTAATCACGTCGTTTGACAATAAAGAAAAATCCACATCAGTAATTCCTCTCAGATATTCAGAAGTAAATTCTCCCCTAATGAGTTGTTGCCAAGAAGGTCCTGTTCCATCATTTGATGATTGTCTTAACACACCCAAATAGTTTACAGGAGTAAATGCGATATTTTTGAGTATCTTAGTCAATTGTGGACTAGTACCCAATAGGGATGTCTGAATATTCAAAGATTCAATATCAGACAAAGCTTTGTAAACCTCCAAAGAATTTGAACCATCTTTACCCAATCTGTCCCAATAAGCGGCTAAAATTACTCTTTCATAAATTTCATACAAAAATTTTACAGCTTGATAATCACTGTATGGAAAATTTGTCATTGGGAATTCGACACCATTCACTGACAATCTTCTGATACTTCTTGATTCATTATTATCACTCGTTGGTATTGGAGGGTTATCAGCCGTTCTTGCCAAACCTCTAATGTATTCTTCAACAAATTGGACTTCCGGCCAAGCCTCGTAATTATTAGCACCAGTCTTGGAAATTTCACTTGGAGCACCAGGATACCTCAATTCATATTGTTCACCATCAGGCGAATTTGTATTCACGATGTATTGAGGCCAAGGATAGACTGGGACTTCCGCAAGAGCGTTATTGGCATTGACTGTAAATGGTGTGTTGTTTTTACCATCCGAACTTGCAGATGTTGTAACCTGATTGAAAACGGCTTGTTTACGGATTTTACTTAATCTTTGACCCCATGCTTGTGTGTGGACATCATCCATCATTAGATAAAATGCTTCAAGGGAAGCAAAAATCATCGCCATAATATTTTTGATAGAAGGTCTGAATCCAATACCATTGGGGCCTTCAATTTTTTTCTCCAAGAAAGCACTGAGGGCCAACAAAACTTTTTCTTTAGCTTGATTAATTTCATTATTTATCAACGAAATTAGTCCAGAAAAATAATCATCCCCTTCAAATACAAAATTATATGTTGGTAAAAGGACAGGTTGGTTTTCTAACTTTATCGCCTGAGTTCTGAAATATTTTACCCCCTCTTCAGCTTTCAAAGCACTAACCTGTAACTCAGTCCCCTTAATTTTATTTCTAACCGCATAAGTCGCCGCCCAATCGATTTCTTCAATGGTAATTGATTTTCTAAACGTGTCAGGAATAACCGCACCATCTTGGTCTAAACCTTTCAATGGGTCGTTTACGAATATATTTTTTAACTTTTTAACCCTGACGGATGTATCTGTGATTCCTTCAACAGTAAAACTACCTTGTAAACCAAGTGTAGGGTTTTTATTAAGTTGGGTTTTGTATTCATTAACAATTCTTCTTAAAGTTGCAATAGCATCTTGTCGAGTTTGTTCAGAAGCAATCGTTTTTTCATTAAAAACGTATGATGTGGTAATAAATTCTTTGTCGTTTTTACGAGTTTTGTAAACGAAAGTCTTGTTAGGGTCAATAAATTGTGAAAACCACGAGTTGGAATTTGAGGAAAATACATCCTCTTGGAATTCTTGAATTAATTTGAAATAACTCTGAATATTTGAGAGTGGCGTAAAGTCTTCTTGTCCGAAACTCTCCAACAGATTTTTTTCTAAAACATCTAATCTAGCCCTTAATTCAGGTAAAGAAAGTTCAGGTAAATCTTTGGATATCAAATTCAAAGCTTTGTATTTCGAATACATATTTTTGATAAAACCAGCACCTTTTGTTGTCCTGACATTTACAGTAGGACTTGTTGTATTACCCACCGAGGCCCGAGCGGCTTGCACTGATGGTGGTTCAGCGCCCGTTGCGGTAACCTTAAAGTCAGATGTATACATAAAAGGAGTTGCGAACAAAGCACCTACTTGTGTCTCAGCCAAAATGGTGTATTTGTAAGAATAAAACTTCAAACTAATTCTGTAGTTTCCCGTATTACCTTCAAAAGCTGCCGAGAAATTTGTAAGAATAAGTTGGTATTTAATCGCCTTACCATAGTACCCTTTCATAGTCAAATAAAACATAGGGTAAGGTAAATTGAAGAATGCCGCATATTCAGAATTTTCTCCTTTCTCAAACAGAGCTCTACCTTGGGTGTCAATTAAAACCATTTCAACTGTTGGTGTGGCACTTCGGGTATTTTTTACTCTAATAGATTCTATACCCATCAGACCTGTGTCCATTGAATTTAGAGTATTTTGTTTGATATAAAATTCGTTGGGTTTGTTTTCTACTTGAATGTTTGCCTTACCTGGTTGATTTGTTCCTTTACCATTAACAGCGTTCAATCCTGTGATTTCATCCAAGTAGGAATTATCCAATCTTGTTTTACCGCCAGGTCTTAAAAAGTTGATGGAGGCAAGTTGTACGTTTTGTACCGCATCATCAATAGGTGCCCCAACAGCAAGTTTTGTTCTTGGAAGAACTTTTGCTTCCAAGTTGGCGTACATAACAAATTCTTCAGGATGTATTTGTCTTTCTCTGACAGTACCGTCCGCCTGTTGTATTTTGTTTGGGTCTACTAAGACAATATTTTGACAGTCAAAATCAACAAATATATTATCATTGTAACTCGAATTCTCACCTGCCATAATAGAAGAAATATTGGTCTACACCATTTTTATAGTCTTGTAATGAAGATACTAGCGGGTATGGGATAGTCAATATAGAGTTATTGGGTATATTCCATTCCAAACCCCCATATTGTGGATTCGCCTGTAATATTAGCCAACCAAAAAAAGGAGTTCCATAATATTCTTGGGAAACTTTATCTAACCTACTAATACCAGTTCTATAAATGTATCTTTGGTCTGTGGTCTTACTTGGCAAAGGAATGAACGGGACAACGGTCTGTTCCCCATTAACGAAAAATTGTTGATATCTGTTGTAATATAAATCCATTAATTAAATTTTCGTTTCAAATTGTATGGTGTTGGTAAAGCGGTATCGTTTTTACCTGAGTAGATATTTTGTAACTGTGTTTTCTTAGTTTGTGGTGCCAATAAATCTTCAGAAAATACCAAAATTCTTGTTTGATTTGGTTGGATTGTTGGTTTGTAATCTTCGTATGATACTCCTGTGGTGCTTGTTCTAAAAGTAGTTAGAAGTTCTTTGTTGGCGGTATTAACACGTGTCCACTTATTGAATCTCGAATCGTTGTTACCTAATCCATCGTAGAAGAAGTTAACAGCATTTGTGGTTGCTTGGTCCAAACCAAGAACCAAACTATCCATGAATCCTTTCTTATTTGCAGGGACCAACATAGCTCTTGACATCAACATGTATTCCAACTTAGCAACATTAGTACTCAATTCAGTATTGGTAACATTTTCACTTGCGGGTGGAGTATAAAAGAAAGTCTTTGTGTCAAAACTTGTTTGATTATATAACTCGTATGAAGTCAAATCTGTTAAGAACTGATTTAAGTTATTTGATATTGTTCCAATATCGGTACCCAACTGATTCAATGTATTAACAGAAGCCCCTCCAACCGTTTCAGTTGTTCCTGTTGTACTGTAAATCAGGGCAACATTCTTTTCGTTTATTTTTCCATCGTATCCTGTTGTGTTGGCAGTTGCTCCACTCAAAACAAAATTGATTCTGTCGATGTTATAAACCAATGTTTGTTCGAGTTCCACTAATGTTGTAAGATTCTGAGTCAGACCATTCAAGAATCCGCTTTGGTAGGTTTGAATGTATTGTTGATAATTCTTTTTGAACAATCTCTTTTGAGCATTTGTTATAAGTGGATTCGTAAATCCTGGACTCGTAAAGATTGGTAAGTTATCCGCATTTAGTTCGGCCAATAACTTGGTAAACGATTCTTGAACATACTGTTGGTATTTCATTGGTTTACCATAGATATTAACCGTAGTGGCACTGACAGTTCCTGTATTATATCCGGGATTTCCCCTTCCATTTGAATTTAACAAAGACAATATACCATAATTGTAATTTGTTAAAATATTGTCAAAGAAATTCAATGTACCTGTGAAATAACCATCAGTTTGACTGATGAAATTTTCTACAAAAGTCTTATAACCAATTGTTCCCGTAGAACCTGATGACGTTGACCCTGTAATTGTTTGTGTTCCAATTGTATTACCCCCATCGGTCTTTTGTTGGTTGTTAACGTTCGATTGTCCCACAGTTGGTGGATTATTTGTGAGAAACTCCACAATTTCCTTATCTAACTTGGAAGTGTCCTCTGTGGCTTCCGCTCTTTCATCATACATTTCCGTGTTTGCATAATAATTGAACGATAGAGCATTTTGAAGGGTATCGATAGGATTTTTCAATCCCGACCCTCCAACAAAGTTGAATGACATTGTTACATCGGCAATCATCGGTTGCATTCCGATTCCTTCAGGGTTCATGTCAAATGATTTTTCGTAAGAAAAATTCAAACTTGTAGGAATAATTTTCGTGTTGTAAAAATCACCAACCCTTAAAACTAATACTGGTGGAGCTCCGAAAGCCGTGTTTGTAGCATCGTTGTATAACTTTTCACCGTTCGGACCAATCGTTGGAATTGTATCACCAGGTCTCATACATTGTTGAAGGAATGTCAAACGAGCATTCAACCCTTCAGGTGTCATAGAATGGAAAGCTGGTTGAAAATATTTGATTTTTTCTTTTATTGAATCGTATATAAACGGATTTTCTTCTTTGAGAACTTGGAAGTAATCACATTCACTCAACAAATATCTCAGGAGTTTCTTGGATGCTCCTTTGTATAATGCCTGTGTAGGTTGTACGGCACTCCTTGTGTTTTCTTGACCTGGTTTTATTGGTTGTGGTTTAAGTCCGTCGGAAGCTAAATTAGCATTTACATCAACATTTTGAGGTTCAGGTTGTGGTTGTATTGGGTCAATAGTAATTTTTGTAACAATTACCGCTCTACAGGACATTGCCTTGGTTGAATAGATTTTAGCATTTCCTGTTAGGTTCTGACTACAATTTACAGATTCGTATGAACCTGAACCCTTTGGTGTTACATTTGTCACTTCACCCTTAGCAACAGGGTTAAAGACTAATTGACCTCCTGATATGTAGGGTTCCAAACTTTTTGCTCCAGGAAAAGAAAATGTTTTGAAGAAGTTTGTAACAGAACTTATTCTTCTTTCAGATAACTTTTGGTTATAACTCTCCGTTTGAGGTGAAGAAGCACTTCCTTGTAAATCTATAACAACTTTTGATGCTTGTTTTTGTTGAAGAATGTCAAATATTTTAGACCCCAACTCTTGCATTTTATCATAATTCGAAGTTATAACATCACTAAAGAATAGGTCTACTGTAGTTGCGGCTGAACCTGCCTTTGTACTATAAAGTTGTTTATTTGTAGGTGACACGTAAGTATCGTATGTTGCCTGATATGGTGTAGATGTTGTTGTTGCTGGATTTGTACCAGGTATATCATTTTCGAAATAAAAGGCATATTGTTGATACGAATTCAAAAAGTCCGCAGATAATGCCTCGGATGATGCACCTCCACTTGTTGGTGCGACTGCCGTTTCTGTACTAACATTCTGTACCGCACTTGTATATTGTTCACGGGTAACATTTGGATTATTTACAACTTCTTGCCAAGCCTGAAGTTCGGTTAAGGGAACTGTATTATAAATTTTAGCTAACTCGTATAAATCATATTTTTTACAACCCGCGAAGAAGGCATTGACAATAGAATCCACTTTTGGTCTATCACCTTCGTTTGCCAATACTTTGTTGACAATTAGATTCAAGATTGATGGATGGTCAACAATAATTTTCCATTTCAAGGTTCCACCTCTTGATGTACTCTTGTATGTGTAAATTGGCTCTGGCCTTCCAAGGAAGGTAGTTTCATTAAATTGAGGTCTGGTATCCTCTGAGAATTGTAAATCATACGGTGGGAACCACATAATTCTTCCTCCATTGGGACCTTTTTCACAATCAGGTAAATCTTGAACTCTGTAACCAGGTCTATATCCTGTTCTCCATGCCAAGTTTTCAATAGAGAACATGTATTTTTTTACATTTCTTGGACCTGAACCTCCGGCATTTAGAATGTTTGTAGAATCTTTAGATGAGTACGGAACAATATTCAAATTATATGTTGAATCTAATACCGAATATGAAAACTTACGAATATTACCTTCAGATTTCTGTAAGTCTCTATAGGTCATATAAGGAGTATCCTTTGCGAATAATCGACAATACTCAATACCAACATTTGCTTGTCCGTCTGAATAACGAATAACTTGTGAACCTTTTGTAATTTCTTTATAACCATCAAAGAAAACCTTCGAAGTTTGGTCTATGGCATTACCAACGTGTCCAAATCGTGCACCTGTATTTGGAACAGAATCAATTAATCTCTGTGTATCATCAAGAATGGAACCTGGTTTGAACTCATAATTGATTGATTGGGTATTTTCAAATTGTCCTGAAATAAAAGGATAATCAGGGTCATCACCACCATAATCTCCACCAGGTTTTTGATATCTACCAGCATTTGGTGCCCACTTTTCACTGACCCACGAAAATCCACCACTAAGATTTCCATCATCTTCATACGCCCTTCCCGCCAAACCAAATTGGAAATTTTGGTCAGCACCTTCATAATCTTTACCTAAAATATCAGGTCCATAAACAGGTGCTAATACTTGTTCACCGAATTCATTCTTTGGTATTTGACCAGGAGGAGAAGTAAGGTATGTCGGCTCTCTTTCAGGACTTCCAACATAATAGGTTCCTTGACTCGATAGGTCGGCAAAACCGGCTCTAATAGCGTTTCCTAATGCAGATATAATACCAGTACCACCTGTGTTATATTGTGGTCTGAAACGGTTCATATCTATGTTCATATTCAACTGAGCTCGTTGACCTGAACCTGTATAATCTAAGAATACTTGTGATGGGGATTTAGGACGACTTCCAAAAAGACCAAATAAACCACCCAAAGCTCGAGCCGCAGGACCCCCCAAGGCTTGACCTAATGATTGCGTTGAGTTAAAATCTCTTTGCAGATTATCTTGTTCAAAATAATCACCAGGTATCGGGGAGAATGGAAAAGTGAATCCCGCAATCCTTTCTACAATATCCATACCTTGGGAGATAATATTTGAACCTCCCGAAGTAATTTTCCAATCCCTGTCAATAATTGGTCTTCTACCCGCAATAATTTGTGATAAATTAATAGGGTCTTGTAATCCATTTAGAATGTTTACTCTACCAATTGTTTGAGCCCGAACATTTTGGTCGACTCTTTGTTGATAACTATATTTAAGTCTTTCTACAGCAATCTGAGCAACTCTCGAGTCATCTGAAGCCGGTCCGTTGTCTCCAATAGGGTCGGCTTGTAACAACACCGCGAACGGGGAATAACTTGAGGGTCTGAAACTTGGTGGGTCCCAGTACGTAGCATTTTTTTGTTCTTTGATAATATCCCCAATATCATAATATCTTATGAATCCTATATCAGGGGTATATTCGTTTTTGATATATTGTCTTTTCTGAAAAGACGTGGAGTATTCTTGGATGGCATTCGTAAATGGTGGATATGCACCATATGGTCCTCTGTTTGGTAGAACGGGTTGTAATTGATTAATTAATCCGTCGATATCTAATTCGTAACCACCTTCAGGACCGAACTCGTTATTTTTATAAAGATTGTTTGCAAATGGATTAGCACCAATCAGGGAGTTTGGAGAATCTACGACACTAAAGTCATTCTGAACCAAGGGACCTAATGCTGGTGAAGAACTTGGAGTAAAAGCACCTGGTATGTTATAGGGAACAAGGTTTCTTAAGAGTAATTTATCTCTTAATAATTTTGTTGCGGCAAAGGTTAACTGACTTGGCATCCTTTTATGATATTCCTATAAATAGAATATTATTGATTTTATGCTGTCGCAGAATTTGGTAGTGTACTATAATTTGCTTGTTTGGCAAATTCACCCATCATACTTTGTAGAGACTTTCTATATGTCTCATTGTTAAATAAATCGTATGTTAGTTTGTCCATGTCAGCAGGGTTTGAAAAAGTTCCTGTTGGTGTTGTGAGATTAATATTGAGATTACCAGTATAAGTTAAGTCACCAAATTCAACTTTCGTTGGTTGCACAGATGTTGCACTTGTAACACTTGGTAATTTTACATCAAATAATTCTTCGATTTTTGCGGATGCTTTTTGACTTACATCAATAATTTTGTCAAAAGCGGCACTAGCACTCTCAGCAATTTTGTTACCGGAACTTATATACTTACTTGCAACACCACTATAATCGACGTTTCCGATAGCTGAAGATATCTGAGACAGACTTGTCTCAAAATTCACACCAGCTCTTTTGAACACCTCACTCACTTGAGTAAACCCTCCTTCACCACTTATCAAATCTGTAAGGGATTTTCCGGTTTCCTGATAGAATTTATCAAATTCTTCAATACCTCGTCTTTGATTTCCAAGAGCCGCACTTTCAGCTTGACGACCCGCGGCTATTGTGGCTCTTAAAACTTCTCGAGTATCAGCAGCGGCTCGTCCACCAGCCCCAACAGAGGCTACTCTATCTACTAATGTTTGTAAAAGAGCGGTTTGAAGTTCACTTTCGGTGAGTTGTGCTTCAGCAATATCTTCGAGAGTCGCTGGTTGTGCACTAATTTTTTCAATATCCTCTTGAGATAATTCTGACACTAATTTTTCTTCTCTTCCTACTTTAACTGAGAATCCACCTTTTTCTTTAGAGTAAGTAGCCAAGTTAGCTACTAACATTTTATCCTCTTCACTAAGTCCGGCAATTTTGAAATCTTTACCTATCATGTTTAGTTTCTGTGTACCGATTGACATCTTAACTAACTCCTCGTAGGCAATACCCGTTTCCTTTTGAATCTCCCTCATGTCTCGTTTTGCATTCGGGAAAACTTTGAATTCTTTAGTGGTCTCATCGAAATAGGTAAATTTCTCAGTCATCTTAACCACTTGGTTTTGTAACTCTTCCGTATCTTCGGACGCAAGATACATCAGTCTAAATGGGTCAGCCAAGTCACCGGCTGCGACTCCAAGTCTTTGAAATGATGCAACCATTTCGATTGCACCCTCGGGGTTGAATACCCTTTCGGCAAAACCAAAAATTTCGTTCATATTGATTCTTAAACCGGCAGCTTGTGCGGCCATTCTTGAAAGTCCTTGAACTCCGTTGGTAAACCCGTATCTATTAATGTTTTCCAAGTTTGAATTCACTAATCCGAAAACAGCACTTGTGTTCACTCCAACGTTTCTCGCAATATCTACAGTTTCTTGCATGTTGTCCTTGATGAATTCTGTTTGGATACCCGCATTTTGGAAACTAGCAACCATTTGACCCGATTCTGCCGCAGTAAGTCCTACCGCCTTTCCTGCTGCAAATAAGTCTGAAACAGTTTCACCCAAAGTGATAACGTTTGTGTTTAATGATTTCGCAATTTCTTCTTGTATTGTCGCGACATCTTCCGCCTTTCCTCCCAAAGCAACTATTTCTGGTGTGGCAATTGCCAACTCTTGTCTTAACCCAACAATTGCTTGTTGTGTCGTACCAAAGGTTCTTGCTATTCTTGCATTGGTCTCTGTATAAAGTCTTTCTAATCCTTCAGTCCTTGTTGCCAAAGAATTGAAAGCATTCTCAATGGCCGCCTGCATATCCTTAATAGTACCAGTGGCATTATTAATATTATTAATTTGGTTTGGATTCAAAGCCCCTAATGTGGGTCCTGTTGGCGGAGGATTTGTTTGCATATCAAATTAATGTTCCTAATAAATAGAATCATCAACCATTTTTTATGTCAGCAATTTTTTGTAAGAGATATCGTCGGGCGTATGTCGGCATTATCAAATAATCCGACCAAGAAACATTAAGTCCTTTAGCAAGGACAAAAAATTCATCTAATTGATATTTTCCGTAATCAGAAGAAAACCCGAAAAAATTCAACCCCGAAGGCGATGCTCACATCTACCTTTTCTCCTGACGGGGTTGAAACTGTTCTTGTTAATTCTAATCCTGGCTCATTATCTACCAAGAAATTCCTAATGTGTTTGGAATCCATAATTGGCATGGATTCGACAAATTTTGCGATATTTTGCGGATTTGGGTCTCCATTAAGAGATACAATCTGTTTGTTGAGTTTCCACGTTACTTTCGGAGCCGGTCTTCCTGTTGGGTAGGATTCTGCCATCCTATTAATCTCGGTAATTTCCTTGTAGGTTAGTGGTCTTATTTTAACACTGACATTTGATTTTGGTAGTATTGTAGTAAAAGTACCATCTTCATCAGGTTGAACTTCACATTTTTTGAAATCTAATTCATCCAACTGAATGGATGACGAAAACCTTTTGTTGGTTGTGGGGTCTAACACAGAAATCTTGTATTCAGGACCAAATGCAGTGTTCCTTAAGAATATAAGAATTGCTTCAATATCTCCATTCAACATTTCATCTGGTCTCAAGTCCGGTTCATATACCTTACTTCTAATCAAATTCATAACCATATCTTCAGCGGGTGAAGATAGAATTATGTTTTCATCAGCCGCTGTTAGGAAACCGACCTTTACCGATTTCTTTTTTGATTTGTAGAAAACTCCTTGGGAGGGAAGTTTCACCACATCATGGGGTAAACTAAAGTCTTGTTGACCCACTTTCATTGCATCATCCATAAAAAAAAACACAGGAGAATTAGTCCCCTGTGTTAAATATACCACTCCTTACTTGTTAATCAACAATAAAAAGTAAAGAGAAAATTAATAAACTAAAATACAACGGTCCATCTGAAGTGTCGCATCCAAAGTTGCGAGTGTGTCCGTTCCGTAGTTAACTTCTGACCAAGCGGTCTTGGTAATCATAGTACCTTCCAAAATCCACTTTTCCACAACAACTCCTGTTGGGTCCAACATTTCGAGGTCCACATTTTTTTTGTATCCTGCTGCGTATCCCATACGACCTGTCACAGATTCTGCGTGTAAACGAACCCACTCCATAAGAGCTTGGGTCGCAGATGGTCCGATTGGGTCACGGAATTTTACATTTATAGAGTTCCACTTAAATCTTCCAGCAACAAATGTTGAGGTGTTAAGGAAAGGGATTTCCACTGGGTTAATATCGATATTAGGTCGCCCTGATGATTCTACAAACCATTCATTAATACCGAGAGTAGAATCAAATCTCAGAATGAATCGGTTGGTTCTTTTTGGTTCATATGGAACCGGCATCTTCATTAATAAGTCAGCCATGGTATATTTTTTTGTTTCTTTGTTTTAGTTTATTTTCATATAAATACTTTGTAGAGAAAAATTTTTGTATTGACTTTGTTTTCAAAAAAATTATATCTCTAATATCTAGTTTTAATTCCTCCTGCAGTAGAATAAGTTCTTAATGATGGTTCATCTTCAAAATGCTTTTTCATAACTTCTACATTTCTTATATCGTCATCTGAAAAACCTATTTCTGGTACAAATCTATTTTTGACATCATCTTTTAGATAAACTTTTTGTCCTAATTTTTGTGCCTCAGATTTAACGTGTGATATAAATTCTTTCATCGCGTCAACCTTTAATTCTTCAGGACTTTGTGCAGACCCTTCTTGATTGAATGATACAGGGTAGAATCTTAATAAATCCAAATACTGACGAATCATTTCTTGAGGTTTGACATTGTCTTCACCCACAAAGTCTCGGAATTTTCTAAGATTCTTAATTAATAAGTCTTTGTTGATACCCATATGGTTGGATGCAATCATATTGAATACCGCTTCCTTTAGGGTATTTGGGTTGTGACCTCTTGCGGTTATAATAGAAAAAATCGAACCATTATTGACGGCTTCGATAAAATCTGCCCAAGCAGGACCTGGTTTAGCTTTCATGGAGTCTAAGAGAAACTGTTTATCTCCTTTAGTTCCAAAATTTCTAAAAGGGTCAGACGCAAATCCAACAACAGTGGTTCCTTTGTAGGGAAAAGGTTCTTTTCCAATCCGACTGCGATATTCTGCAAAATCTTCGGTCGACATTTCGACCTCCTCACCATTGTCATCTTTCACAATAATTTTTGTTGGCATGAACATCAAGTTGTCGTCCCAATCGAAAGCATAATATTTGAGCGTAGGTAAACCTACATCATCAAAACCCTCTGTTATTAGTCTACTCATATTATATTAAAAGGCTAAAAGGTGGGAGTTTCCTCCCACCTTGTTTGAATTTAGATATTTTCGAAGGAAGCTCCTGTTGGAGTAATCAAGAATTCAATGTCGATGAATTCAAGAGCCTTCGTTGGTTTCAAGTATATTTTACCTGACATGGTGTTTCTATCCAAATCTTCAGGAGAATTACTTACTGTAACACGGAAATCGTAAAGACCACGGTCACGTCTGATAGCGTCAAGGATAGGATTCACAGAATCCAAGAAGTCCTGACGAACTTTAGCATCGTTTTGTTCAAACAACAATCTTACAGCTACAGCTGAAATCAATTTACGAGCTTGTAACAATAAACGTCTAACATTCAAACGGTTTAGAGCTGTATCCGCAATTTGAAGAGT